TGGCTAAGGTCGTAAGCGACGCCTATGAGGGTGTTTCTTCACCTAATGGAGTTTGGTTCCGAAATGTTCGTATCAATGAGCTAGGTCGGGAAGGAACTTTCTTCCAGATCAACGTCATCATTGATTTCGAATACTACGAAACTAAGTAAGGGAGGCCAGGAATGGCACAAGTTCCGAAGATTGACTCTAATATCACTGGACTTGCTTATGCCGAGGAAGCCTCTCTAGGTTTCTTGCCCGGCGAAGGAGGTTTCAGCGGCACTCCGGTATGGAGGCGTCTCAACCCGAATAGCTATAACGACTTCGGTGGCGAAGTTGTCACCGTGGCTCCAAATCCAATCAATCCGTCTCGTCAACGTCGCAAAGGTGTTACCACTGACCTCAATGCGTCTGGTGGTTTCAATCACAACCTGACATATGAAAACCTCAAAGATCTTATGCAGGGTGTGTTCTTTGCGGACATCCGTGCTAAGCCTCAGAGGGCTGTCACAGCAATCGACCTCGACGGTAACAACCCTGATGAATATGAGGTCGCTTCCACGGCCGGATTCCTTGTCAACTCTCTGATCATTGGCAAGAATTTTGTCAACGCTGCGAACAATTCTCTCAATGTTGTCGTAGCAGTTGTCAACAACGTCTCTGTAGAAGTTGCTAACGGTCAGCTTGTCGCTGAAACTCCGCCCGCTGGTGCTGTCATCAAAGTCGTCGGTTATCAGTTCGGTGATGCTGATGCAGTGATCAACGTCTCCGGAGATCTTCCTCGGCTCCAGTCTAATGGTGGCCTCACTGACTTCACAACTCTCGGCCTTGTCCCCGGTCAGTGGGTATACATCGGTGGTGATATCTCTGCACATACCTTCACCGCTGCTGCTAACAACGGCTTCAAGCGTATCAGGTCTGTGAATGCTTCGGGAATCACTTTCGACAAATCTGATCAGCCGATGGTCGCTGATGCTGGTGTTTCCGGCAAGACCATTCGGTTGTTCTTCGGCGATGTGCTTCGGAATGAAACTGGCTCGCTGATCAAGCGCCGAACCTACAATATTGAACGAACGCTGGGCGCTCCGGATGATTCTCAACCATCGCAAATCCAATCGGAAGTGCTGATTGGTGCTGTCCCCAACGAAATCTCTATCAACATTCCGCAGGCTGAACTGGCATCTGTGGACTTCACGTTCGTAGCTATCGACAACGAACAGCGTTCTGCTGCAATCGGACCGAAGCAAACGAACGTGATCGAGCCTCGCTCTGCTTCTGAATACAACACTTCGAGCGACATCGGTCGTATTCGGTTGGCGGCTGTCTCAAATGTTGATGAGGCACCTTCGGCTCTGTTCGCTTACGTTACTGAAGCGACGATCACCATCAATAACAACGTCACGCCAAACAAGGCTGTCGGTGTTCTTGGTGCATTTGATGTGACCGCAGGCACTTTCCAAGTCTCAGGAGAACTGACAGCATATTTCTCCAATGTGGCTGCGACGCAAGCTGTTCGAAACAACGCTGACGTGACTCTGGATATCTCTTTCGTCAAAGACAACACGGCAATGGTCATTGACCTGCCGCTGATTTCTTTGGGCGATGGACGACTCAATGTAGAAGTGGACCAGCCGATCACACTGCCTCTTTCTACTGAGGCAGCATCTGGTCAAGATGTGAGCAATAATCTTGATCACACGGCTCTGATCACCTACTTTGATTACGTTCCGAACGCGGCGTAAATCCCAATAATGGAGAATTGAAGATGGGAATGTATGACGTTTTCGAGACTGATGAGGATCTCGAAACAACAGGCATCTGGCTGGATTATGGCGATTTCCGCGTTCGTATCGCCTCTGCTGGTCAGGGTAACAAGAAATATGTGAAATATGCTGAGAAAGCTCTCAAGCCTGTTCGCAAAGCGATGCAGGCTGGAGCTCTCTCGAATGAACGATCTCTCGCGATCATGTCTGACATTTATGCCAAGACTATTGTCCTTGACTGGGAAGTCTTGGTTGATGGCAAGATGGTGAAGGGCATCGAACAGCGAGACGGTTCCATTGCTCCGTTCAACTACGAGAACGTTCGTCAGGTCTTCCTTGATCTTCCTAATCTGTTCCTTGATATTCAAGAACAGGCCAACTCAATCGCCAACTTTCGTAGGGCGGAACTGGAGGAAGATACAAAAAACTCGTGAGTGTCCTTGAATACCAGATGGAGCAAGGACACATCGAGGAACAAATCATCAAACAGGCTGAAAGAAGCGGCCTACCAATCCCAGATCGCATTGAAAATGCCCCTAGCATTATGCCGGGGCTAGAGCTATACTACATCGGGTTCTTAGAGCTGAACTCTTCCCGTTCTTTGGGCGGATTCGGCATAGGCCCGATTCCTTGGCTTGCGATAGAGCAATATTCGCAGGCTTTAGAACTAGATGAAGATCAGAAAATGGCGATGCACTTCCACATCGTCGAAATGGACAAGGCCTACCTTCGCCATCAACAGAAGAAAAACAAGTAATGCCGACACTTCAGTTCTCGAAAAATATCCGCCGACGCGGTAGACAAGTAGAGAACGCAGCGACCGCTCTTGTTCGTTCGATGGCGAAGAGAACTTTGCGCTCACTGGTCCTAAATACGAAAGTTGATACCGGCAAAGCTCGATCTAACTGGCGCGTCGGTGTCGGAGCACCCACAAGGGCTGTAATCAGTCCTTACAATCCATATCCGAAAAAATCAAAAGCCAATGGTCAGGGTATTGCAGAAACTGCTAATGCCACGGCTGCGATCGCTGCTGGTAACGCTCGCATCAATTCTCTGAGAGGTATCAGCGGAGTTGGTTTGAAGACTGCCCTCTTCATCAGCAATAATGTAGATTACATCGACAAAGCTCTGCTGCCCGGTGCTCTAGAGGCTTCTATTGTTGAAGCTAGAGCAGCACTCAGGGGTTTTCGAGTATTCGATTCACGTAATGATGATGAGGGAGGTGACGTCTAGTGGTCACTGAAACTGTCAACATTCGGTTCGTAGAATCGGGCGCTAGAGTTGTCAAGCGCCGGATTGATGAAATCGGTCAAGCTGCGAACAGTGCAACTCGCGGTATTTTTCTGCTCAAGAGAGCATTGTTTGTCATCGGTGGTGCAGGTATTGCTCGCGGTCTGCAACAGTATGCTGATTCACTCACCAATATGGAGAACAGACTTAGGCTGACAACTGACAGCACGGCTCAGCTAGAAGCAGTTCAGTCTGAACTTTTCGAAGTAGCACGTCGTTCTCGTTCAGATCTTGCTGGCACAGCCGATATCTACAATAGGATTGCTCTTTCTGCGAAGAATTTCGGAGTAGGACAGAAACAAATTCTCGCTGTAACTGAAACTCTGCAAAAAGCAGCTATCCTTTCTGGTGCGTCCGCTCGTGAAGCCAACGCTGCCCTCATTCAGCTTGGGCAAGGTATCGCTTCTGACCGTCTGTCTGGTGATGAACTTCGTTCTGTTCTGGAACAACTTCCGGCTGTCGCTGACATCTTGGTTGACTATCTAAACAAGACTGGTCAATTCGGTAATGTCACTCGCGGCACGTTGCGTGAGCTTGGTCGTCAAGGCAAGCTCACTGCTGATATAATATTCAGTGCAATTGAAGCTGCGCAAGGTCGTATTTCTCAACTCTTTGAAGAAACTAACCCTACGATTGAGCAAGCCTTCAAAGTCGCTGAAACTAATCTACTTCAATTCATCGATAAGTTTGACGATGCGACTGGTGCTTCTGCTGCTGTAGCCAAAGCGATCATCAGTATTTCTGAGAACTTGGACATTTTGCTCGCTGGTGTCCTTGCCGTTGCTGCTGCTCTCACTGGGCTATTCACAGCTAAAGTTCTCGCGGCAATTAGCGCCTATGTGACGAAACTTCAAATCGCTGGCGGTGCTTTCGCACGACTACGTTCAATTCAAGCGGCTTCTGCTGCCGCCCAAGCGGCTCATACTGCTGCTATCGCGAATGACACTCGTATTCGTGTGCAAAACTACATGGCGATCGTTGCTCGTTCTAACGCGCAACTTAGATCAGCTCAAGCAGAATATGCTGAAGCTACCGCTGCTTTCACAAACGGTCGTGCTCGAGATGCTCAAACTGGTAGGTTCATTGCGAACCAAGTTGCTCGTGACCGACTGACTGCTGCCAGTATCAGGCTCGCAAATGCAGAGCGTATTAATCTGGCACTGACTAATCAACTCACTGCGGCTCGTGTTGCTAACACTGCTGCTGAAAATGCTGCTGCGGCTGCTGCAACTCGCTCAGCGATTGCCCAAGAAGCTAAGAATACGATGCTAGTCCGTCTTAGCGCCACTTTCCCATTGCTCACTGGTGCTGCTCGGATGGCTGGTGGAGCAATCGCAGGAGTGTTCTCGCTTATTGCCGCACATCCGATTGGTGCTCTGATTACTGCCCTCGTTGCAGCAGGCATTGCAGTCTTCACCCTGGGTGATCGATTCAAGGTAACTGCTGACGGCGTAGTGTCGCTGAAAGACGCAGCTATTGCTGCATTCCAGATTATCTTTGAATGGGTAGGCAGTGTCGTTTCTGCGCTGGGAGAGCGACTAGCTCCAATCATCAATACAGTTAGTCAGGCTTTTGTCACTCTTGGTGAAATCGCTAGTAGTATTCTAGGCGGTATCTTTCAAATCTTTGTGTCTGTGTTCAACGCTATCGCAGGAACAGTTGTCGGCTTCATTAACGGAACTATTCGTTCTTGGCAACTGCTTCCAGCAGCTTTGATAGATATTATGAATATCGCACGAAATGGCTTGCTGACAATTATTGAGAATATTGTCAACGGCTTCATTGAGGGTATCCAGGAAATTCCGAATTTCTTCTCTCGAGCGATGGAGAATATCGCTCAATTTGCTAGGGATGCAGTCACTTTCATTGTTGATGCTTTCACAGCTTTGCCTGGAGCTATCAGTGATATCGCTGAAGCGGCTGTTCGTTTCCTAGTGGCGAAGTTCCAGAATGGAATTAACTCTATCAAACGACTTTTGAATACCCTCCCCGGTATTTCGCTCTCTGTTGGCGAAGACATCCAAGCCGCTTTTGACGGTTTGAAAATCGAACTTCCAGATCCTCCAAGTTTTAATGATTTCTTCAGAGAAGGAAGACTTAGTCTTGATCGTTTTCGTGGTGAAGTTACTGGTAGTGCTGCTGAAGTCGGTAACATCTACGCTGAAGAGTTTGCAAACGCCTACAGTCGCAATTTGGCCGGTGAAGCTGGTCAGGCAATCTCCAATGCAGTAGAATCGCTTGGCAATTCTGTCATTAATCGTGCTCGTGAAAATCTTGCGAAACAAACTAGTGCTATAACTGATAGCCCGATCGATACAGGTAAGCCTGGAACTGGTGGCGATGGCGGTGGCGGTGGCGGTGGTCGTCGTCGTGGTGGCGGTGGTGGTAGCTCAGCGAGTTTTGATTCCGAATTGACACAGCTCCGACAGAGGATCGATCTGGAACGCCAGTATGGCATCCAGAAAGAAATAACGAACAACATCTTGAGCATTGAAAAATCTATCAAACGCGAGCTAACCCAAACGGAGGCAGAGCAAGTCGCAAATGTGACTAAACTTTTGGAAATTAGCAAAATTCAAGGTCAAGTTCTGCAAGAAATTCTTGGTCCTCAAGAAACTCTACAGTTCACTCAGCAGGCATTGAACGAGCTGTTCGCTCAGGGAGCTATCACTCTCGAACAATATAATACGAAACTGCGTGAAACACAGATCGCTGCTGATCGTGCCGCTAACACCTTGGGCGGAGGTTTCCGTGCAGCGATCGCATCCAGTATCCAGTCTGCTGGTCAGTTTGGCGAGGCGCTTGGTGGCGTCGTGGTGGATGCTGCAAACAGAGCTGCTGACGCGATTGTTGAATTCGCAAAGACTGGTAAATTCAATATTCGCCAGTTTTTCCAAGATCTGTTTGCTCAACTTCTGAAGCTGGCGGCGCAACGCCTCCTGCTCCAATTCATCGGTGGGCTTTTCGGTATTCCAGGTGGAGGGCTTGCCAAGTTCAATCAGGGTGGATCGATCTTGCCATCTTTCGCTGGCGGTGGTAGCATCGTTCCGACTGGTCCGGGTTCTACCGACTCTCAAATCGTAGCATTCAACAAACGTCCTGATGAGCGTGTAGATATCCTCACTCCTGGACAGCAAGCAGCACAGAGGAATGCGATGAACAGTGCTGGTGGTGGAAAGACGATAGTCAACACCACAACCAATATCGCCGCCGTTCTTTCACCCAGAGACATCGTTGGTGCATTTGACAACTCTGATGGAGAAACAGTAGTAGTCAATATGATCCAACGCAATGCATCAACTATTCGGCAAATTGTGCAAGGATAGAATATGCCTTTCTCGACAGGAACAGCAGTCAACTCGACAGATCTTCTGAAGAAGATCAACACCCATCTAGTCGCTAATGGGTGGACAAAACTTCGTGGAGAAGAGGACATTGTTCCTGCATCGCCAAAATCTGCGCGCTATTGGCGAATGATTGTTCTTGAAAGTCAGACGACTAGTGCCACTGTTCGCGGCGTTCAGCTATTCAATTTGCGAGGAACTCCTGGCGGTCCGAACCTTTGCACCAATGCTGCGAATTTCACAATTTCTGATCTTGGAACAGGAAATGCTTCTCTTTTGATTTCTGGAGGTGTTGTTCG